TGAGAATGATGATTATGCAAGTATTCTCGAAATGCATGTTAATATAGATTTACCAGGATTTGAAGATTCAGATGGTATCAAACTGCCATACATAGTACATATGACTGAAGATGGTGAAGTACTCGCAATTAGAAGAAACTATGATGCAGATGATACGATGCGTAAAAAGAAAATGTATTTTACACATTATACAATGATTCCTGGATTAGGATTTTACGGATATGGTTATATTCATCTTATTGGTGGATTAACTAAAACAGCTACTTCCTCCATGCGTCAATTAATTGATGCAGGAACCTTTGCGAACTTGCCAGGTGGATTCAAGGCACACGGTTTACGTGTCCTTGCCCCTGACGAGCCTATTGCACCAGGTGAATTTAGAGAGGTAAACGCTCCAGCGGGTGACTTAGGAAAATCATTACAGATACTTCCATTTAAAGAACCATCATCTACATTATTTAATTTAATGGATTATGCTTCTAAACTCGCATCGCAATTTGCAGACTCTACTGATAACGTAGTAGAAAATGCAACAAACTATGGGCCAGTCGGAACGACTATGGCTCTGCTCGAACAGTCTTCAAAGCTGTTCAGCGCTGTGCACAAGCGGTTACATGCCGCACAAACAAAAAACCTGCGAATACTTACACGTCTAGATTATGAATATCTTCCCGATTTATATCCATATGAAGTCGCAGGTGGTGCACAGCAAGTATTTAAAAAAGATTTTAATTTAAAATCAATTGATGTTATTCCAGTATCAGATCCAAACATGCCTACAGAAGCACACAGGATTGCAAAAATAAATGCTATTATGTCAATAGCACAACAAAATCCTGCAGCTTATAACATGGAACAAATTGGTATGGAACTATTTTCTGCAATGGGAATAAGTGAACCACAACGTTATTTAAAACAACAACAGCAACCATTTAGTGCAGACCCAATATCTGAAAACATGGCGGCGCTTAAGGGGGCACCTCTTCAAGCAAAACCAGAACAAAATCATGATGCTCATATTATTACACATGGTACGTTTATGCAGAATCCTTCATTTGAAAGTCCAGCAGTTCAACAACTTCTAGTCTCTCATATGCAAGATCACTTAGCTATGAAGTATCAACAACAAATGGCTCAGATGATTCAAGATCCACAAGCGCAACAAATGATTATGGCTGGTCAACAGCTTCCACCTGAAATGGAAAATCAAATTGCATTGATGGCCGCGGATGCTTCAGATAAAGTTTTACAATTTGATGAAGAGAAAACTAAAATTATGAATGGTGAAAAGAAAGATTCATCACAAGAACAATTAGAAATTCAAAGGCAAGACTTAGCATTGCGTGCTAAAAAATTAATGGACGATATGAAAATGCATCAAGACAAAATGGATTTACAAGAATCTAAAATAATGATTGATGATGAAAACAAAGATGAAGATCGTAAATTGAAAGAAGCACAGATGGCAATGGACTCAGCAGAAAAATTAACATCTAATGTAGATAGCATTATCAGTACAACTATAGGAAGGCAATAATGGGATTTTTTAGTTTATTAAAATTAGGAGGAAGAATAGCACTCAAAACTCCTGCAGGAAAAAAAGCTGCAAAAAGTGTATTTAACAGAATTAAAATGAAAGATGCTAAAAAACTTATTTTAGAACCTGCCAAGAAAGCAACTAAAAAGAAAGTTAAAAAGAATTTACAACCTGTCAAAGATTTAGGCAAAGGCACAGCTACAGGAACAGTAGTTTCTAGTGGAGTTAATGCCAGAAAAAATAAAAAGAAATGAAACAAAAAATAAAAACAGTTAAAAAAGTAATTAAAGGTTTAAAGAAAGCATCTAAGTCACATGCTAAACAAGCTAAAGTTTTACAGGGGGTAATTAAAAATGGCAGTAAAAAAGTCAAAAAGTACAGTAAATAAGGCTGGTAATTATACCAAGCCTGGTATGAGAAAAAAGATCTTTAATCGTATTAAAGCTCAGGCTTCTCATGGGACTGGTGCGGGGCAATGGAGTGCGAGAAAAGCGCAAGCATTAGCTAAAGCATATAAAAAAGCTGGAGGAGGATACAAATCATGATAAGTAACATAAAAGATAAAATTATGCATTATTGGTCAGATCATAAAATTGGTATGGCAGTAATTGCAGTTGTTATTATTATAGTCGCTATTTGGTAATGGCACTAGCTAAAAGTCAACAAAGTCTCAAGTCGTGGGGTAAACAAAAATGGCAAACGAAGTCTGGCAAGAAATCAAGCGTTACTGGGGAAAGATACCTTCCCAAGAAAGCAATAGAAAGTCTGACATCTGCGGAGTATGCGGCCACGACAAGAGCAAAGCGAAAAGGAACAAAAAAGGGCAAACAGCATGTGAAACAGCCGAAGTCCGTTGCAAAGAAAGTAAGACAGTATAGAACATGAGAAAAGAACATAAAAGTAAAACTGGTGGTCTAACTGCAGCAGGCAGAAAGTATTTTAAAAACAAAGAAGGTGCTAACTTAAAAGCTCCCGTAGCTAAAGGTAAGAATCCTAGAAGAGTTTCATTTGCCGCAAGATTTGCAGGCATGAAAGGCCCTATGAAAGATGAGAAGGGTCGTCCAACCCGTAAGGCATTGGCACTTAAAAAATGGGGCTTTGGCTCCGTAGAAGCAGCTCGTAAGTTTGCTGCAAACAACAAGAAAAAGAAAGGCTAAATTATGGCAAGTAGAAGTGGCGGAAGCCGAATAAAAACAAACAAGGTTCGTTCTGGGCCAGATCAAGCATTTACATTACCAAAAGGTACGAGTGCAGCACCTATTAAGGGGCCTGGTATGGGTGTAAAACCAAAAACAATAAAACACAAAAGTGGCCCTCATAAAGGTAAAATAAATATTGTTGAGACATATAAAAAAGAAATAGCAAAATTACAAGGATTATTAAATAAGGCTAAAAAGAAAAAGAAGTAATGCGTAACTACCGTAAAGAATACGATAATTATCACAGCAAGCCTGAACAGAAAAAGAAACGTTCATCACGTAATAAAGCTAATAGAATAAAAGGTGTTAAAGGTAAAGATGTAGATCATAAAGATGGCAATCCTATGAACAATTCTAAAAGTAATTTAACAGTAAAAGATAAATCAAATAACAGATCATTTAAACGTAATAAAAATGCTGGAAAGGCTTAATGTCTTTATTGGTAGCAAACTTACCACCAACAAAAGTATATGTTAAAAAACAATATTTATATGATCATGAAAAAGGTCACGGAGAATTTGTAGAAGGTGTTTGGGTTAGCTGTAAATCTATCCAGGGTAGAGCGCTCTACTTTGAAACGTACTTGCCTACATACGGCGCTTTATATGATAAGCTCCCTATCAGCGCTTTTGTTAGTGAGCCTACTGATCTCAATCTTGAATTAGAAGAATTAGAATTATGGGATGCATTTGATTACGGTTTAACTGTAATTGAAAAAGCATCTATCTCTGGATGCAAAGCTAAATACTTAGCGCCATCTAAAAAATGGTATTCAGGAGAATACTTATTTACAATAGACAATTATCACCCCGATAAAAATGTCTTGAATACAGGTTATGCAGAAATACCTGAAGAACACAAATCATTTAATATTCTATTATTAGATAACAAACATTTTGCAGCACAACCAAATAACAGAGTTTTATTTTACGATAAATCTTTATCACCATCTAAACTAGAGAAACCAGATTTCAAAGTATCTACGATTGAATACAATGTAGAAACAGAAAGTAAATGGACTGCTGGAGACGATGATAATTATTTTTACGAATTACTTGAAAACAAAGACTAACTATGGTATAGTTTAGTTGACCGCCATAATGGGGTCAAAACAATAACGCTTAAGAAAGGTTATATTATGATGAAGACATTATTAGATTGGGAACCCTACAGACCGTTTACGGTTGGTTTCGATACGATTATGGATAGACTGTTAGAAATAGATACAGCTATTCCAAATTACCCACCATACAATATTAGAAAAATAGATGAACTACAATATGTTATTGAGTTGGCAGTTGCTGGTTTTGGTAAAGAAGATATTGATGTGAAGTATGGGGATAATACTTTAACAATAAAATCTATTAAGAAAGAAGGTAAAGATGATGAGAAGATGGTACATAAAGGAATCTCTCAAAGAGCATTTAAAAGAACGTTTGCACTTGCAGACGACTTGGTGGTAAACAATGCCACTCTTGAAAACGGTCTTCTTTCTGTTGAGATTGAAAAGATTGTTCCCGAGGCTAAAAAGCCTAAAACAATCGCTATAAAGTAGTAGCATTCAGGCCCCCCTTTAACTTAAACAGGAGATAAAATGGACGCAAGTGTGTTTAAAGACAGATTACTAATAGCACTAGATGAAGCTATATCAGCTAATAAAGATCAAATAGCTGGTGCTGGTGCAGACGATTTTGCCTCATATAAATATATGTTAGGCATTGCTCATACTTTAGAAGATATGCAAGCTAGAGTAAAAGATGAGTTTAAAAAGTTGTATAAACAGGAGACGATAGATGAGTAAAACAGAACTACCTAAACCTTCAGGGTTTAGATTATTAATAAAATCAAGAGAAATACAAGAAAAAACCAAAGGTGGTATTATATTAACAGATGACACTAAAGATATTGCCAAACACGCCTGTGTCGTATCACAAGTTATTTCTATGGGAGATGAATGTTACCATGATAAAGAAACAAAGTGGTGTAAGATAGGAGATTGGGTTCTTACAGGTAAATATATTGGTTTGAAGTTTAGATATGAAGGTCAAGAGTATGCAATGATAAATGATGATGAAGTTCTTGCAGTAGTACCAAATCCTGATAAAATAACGCATAAATAGACTTGCAATTAGTTTGCATGTAGTATACAATAGTATTTAAGCGATAAACGCGGGTCGCAACCGAAGGAGATCTAAATGATAGACGAAGAAAAACAGGAAGAGCAACTAGAAGAAGAAGAGATAGTTGTAGAACTTCCAGCAGAAGAATCTGAAGGCATAGAAAAGCCTGAAGAGCCTACAGATACCGAGGCTCCAGTAGAATCCGAAGAAACCGTAGAAGAAGAATCTGAGTCAGTTGATGATGAAGAAGATGAAGAAGCGGAAAAATCTGAAGAGGAAGATGAATCTAAAGATAAAAAGGTATTTGGCAAACGTGCAGAAAAACGCATTAAACGTCTTGTCAAAGAGAAAAAAGAATTAGAAGCCAGGGTTAAGGAATTAAAAAACCAAGAACAATCATGGACTTCTGAACGAGCTGAGTTACAGTCTCGTACACAAGATTCAGAATTACACGCGATTAATCAATATATTGATAGATTAAAAGCTCAGGAAAAACAATCTTTATCTGCTTTGCGTACAGCAAAAGAGTCTGGTGATATTGATGCAGAAATTAAAGCACAAGATGCTTTAGCATCAGTTAAGGCAGAATCTTTAGTAGCTGAACAATACAAATCAAGAGCAGAAACTTCTCCTAAAAAAGAAGTTAAGAAAGTAGAACCACAACAACAAACTAGTAGTTCAGCGCCAGATAGAAAAGCTCTAACTTGGCAAAAAAGAAACGAATGGTTTGGAGGATCTACTACTAAAGATAGAATCATGACTCAAGCGGCTATGGTAATTCATAAAGAACTTATAGAGGAAGGTATTGCACCTAACACTAGTTCAGATGAATATTATAACGAACTTGATATGAGAATAAGAGATGAATTTCCTGAGAAGTTTAAAAACAAATCAGTGAAAAAAATTCCAACAGTTATGGGTGGCACGCGCTCCACTCTGGGAAAAAACCAAATAAAGCTAACTAAAACGGAAGTTGAGATGGCTAATAGATTGGGAGTTTCTTTACAAGAATATGCGCGACAAAAAGTGCGCCAAACACAGGCGGGAGGTTAAGATGACAAAAGCAACACAAACCAGCCGAAAAACTAGAGCATCGGCAACTCGAAAAAAAGTTTGGGAACCAATGGCAAAGCTAGACGTTCCTGAAGATAAAAAAGATGTGGATATGGAATATGTCTGGGTTAGACATGAATTATTGAATAACCCTGATGATGCAAATGTTCACGAAAGACTTCGCGAAGGCTATGAGCCAGTTACACCTGATGAACTTGGGGATGACTATCATGCTGACGTAATGTCTGCTGGCAAACACGCAGGTACGGTTAGATCGGGGGATTTAATTCTTATGAAAAACTCAAAAGAATTAGTAGCTCAGAAAAAAGCGTACTACGAAGCTCAAAGCAGAAAGATGGGTAATGCTTACAGTGCAGAATATATGCAACAGCAAAATCCAAATATGCCAGTATCAGATGAATCTACTTCTTCGACAACAAGAGGTGGGCGAATCGAAAAACCAAAATTTGAGAAGTAAGTTAATAACGAGCTTTTCAGATTGATTAAACTTTAAACTTGCATTAAGGAGAAATTATGGCAGGATATGGACTTTCACCAGTACGACAAGCAACTGGTGGCACGATCAGAGCCAACAATTTTACTGATGGTAACGGCTATAGAATAGCTGCTACTGCGCCTACAGCATACTTTGAAGGGGATTTAGTTACTTACTCAGCTGGCCTTTTGGTTACTGATATGGGTAGCGCTTCACCTGGATCTGTTGTTGGTGTATTCTGGGGAGCAGAATATCAGGACAATTCTAGCGGAGATGTAAAGTTTGTACGTTCAATCCCTAACGGCACAGTTGCAAAAGCTCAGTATAAAGCGTATGTCTATGATGACCCAAACACTTTGTTTAAGATTCAAGCAGACCAAGCGTCTACAGCAGTTGAAGCAGCTAACGTTGGAGAGAACCTACAAATTGTAGCGTCACCTTCTGGTTCAACAACTACTCACAAAAGCGGTCTCGTAGCAGACTCTAGCACTAAAGCAACCACAAACACTTTCCCACTACAACTTTTAGGTAGTGCGCAAGATGATTTGGGTTATACAAGTGCTGGTACTACTATGGACGTGCTAGTGAGAATTAACTCACATCAACACCGTATGGGCGCTACAGGCGTTACAGGTATATAATTAGGAAAGGATAAATTATGGCTATTTCAAGAGCACAACTCCTTAAGGAATTGGTACCTGGCTTACATGCGATTTTTGGAACTGAATATAACAGACACGAAAATGAACATGCGGTACTATTCGATGAGGAAACATCAAATAGAGCCTTCGAAGAAGAAGTTTTATTTCCAGGTTTTGGAGAAGCTTCAGTTAAATTTGAAGGTCAAGGTGTTAACTATGCAGAAACTGGTGAAGGTTGGATTTCTAGATATCAACACGAAACTGTTGCTATGGCATTCTCAATTACTGAGGAAGCGATGGAAGACAATCTTTATGACAAACTGTCAACTAGATTAACAAAATCATTAGCAAGAGCTATGGCTTCTGCTAAACAAACTAAAGCAGCGAATGTATATAATAATGCATTCTCAAGCTCACAATTAGGTGGAGACGGCGTTGTACTATGTTCAACAGCTCACCCACTTCAAAGTGGCACTACTGCTTCAAATACTTTTTCATCACAAGCAGAGCTTTCTGAAACTTCTTTAGAAACTGCTCTAATTGCGATTGCTGGATTTACTGACGATAGAGATATCCCAGTAGCGTTGCAAGCTCAAAGTTTGCACATCCCAAGACAATTGATATTTGTAGCTGAGAGATTAATGAAATCTCCTGGTAGAGTTGGTACTGCTGATAATGATATTAATGCACTTAACAACATGGGAATGTTGCCTAAGGGTTATTTTGTAAATCACAGATTTACTGATACTAATAATTTCTTTATCAAAACAGACTCACCTAACGGTATGAAGATGTTTAACAGAGCTCCTGTTAAAACTTCTATGGAAGGTGACTTTGAAACTGGTAACGTTAGATACAAAGCAAGAGAGAGATACTCTTTTGGTTTCTCTGACTGGCGTGCTATTTTTGGAGCTAATCCAAGCTAATATTAAAAGGGGGCGCCATAAAAAGTGCCCCCTTAACAACCCAGAGACTGCTTAGGCAGACATAATAAAAAAGGAAAAGACAATGGGAACAACTACTTTTAACGGAACAGTCAGATCGGAAACTGGCTTTTCACAAATAACAAAAAATAGCACTACAGGTGTTATTACAGAAAATACAACTATCGATTCAAGTGGTAACACTTCAGTCGCTGGAACATTAGGTGTAACAGGCAGATCAACTCTAACTGGAAATACTATTGCAACAACTGCAGGTACAGGTATTACAACTGGTACAGGTACAGTTTACGCAGCTTCAGTAATTAAAACAGGCGGTATTTTTCATACTAAAATTTTAATTGATTTAACAGGTTTAGCATCATCTGGTTCTGGTGATATCATCGGAAAAGCAGGAACTGCTAATTCTCACATTGGACAAATTACAGCAGCTGTTAACGGAACAGTTCTAGGTGGAAAACTAACTTGTTTAGAAGCTCCAGGAGGCGGAGATCCAGATATTAACTTATGGTATGCGGATGAAGCAACTGGTGCAGAAGATGCAGCAATAACTAGTTTAACAAATCAAGTGCAAATGTGTGACAGTGGTGATTTAGCTTTAAACAGCGTAATCAGTATTCCAACACCACCAGCAGCAGATAAATATATTTATATGGCAACTGGTGCGGCAACAGACGCTGATTATACAGCTGGAAAATTACTTATAGAATTTTTCGGTTATACCGCGTAACTAATTAACATTAAGTGAGGTGTAAAAGCCTCACTTTTTTATAAAGGACAAAACTATGGCAGGATATTCAGACGTAAAGTCTACATTCATATCAGATACTGTACCAGCAGATGATAATGGTTATTCAGCTTCAGCACAAGTTGCCAACAATGCGGCATTAGTGCTTGGCGGAGCTTTAGCTTCTGGTGGTTCTGTAACTAATAGTTCAGGTAGACTAACTGAAATTACATCAGGTGGAGACGACAGCGGTATTTCATTTACTGTTGTAGGAACAGATGTTACAGGTACAGCGATGACAGAATCAATTACTGGTGCGGACTCAGGTGCTGCAACAGGAAGTAAATTTTTTAAAACAGTCACATCTATAACTGCAGTTGGCGATCCAGCTGGAACAGTAATTGCAGGAACAACTGCAAGTGCGGCAGATGTTGTATTTGCAGGCCCTACAAGGTTAAAGGGGGCAAATATGGTTAATGATGCGGCGGCAGGAACAGTTGAGTTTGTTGATACTTCAGATGGTTCAGCTATCGGTTCAGCAAGCGTTTCATTAAAAGTTGGTACTGTAGCTTCAGCTACTGCGATCAGAGATATGACAATTCCTGATGAAGGATTAAGATTTAAAAATGGTTGCTTTGTTAAGTTTACTGTAGGCAAATGCGAGAGTATAACTACATTCCAGGCTTAGCATGGAAGAAGCAAACGTTGATATAAAAAATAAACTTGATATTGTAGAACTAAGAGGTGAAATAAAATTACTGCGTCAAGAAGTTGATACAGTAAAAAATAATCACATTTGGCATTTACAAAAATCAATAGACGGTATTAATAAAGTATTATGGACTGTAGGGTTCATGGTTCTAGCTCAATTTCTTTGGGTTATTAAAACTGTTATAATGGGATAGGAGACTAGTATGGCTACCTCTGGTACTTATACTTTTAATCTTGATACTGGTGAAATAATACAGGAAGCTTATGAGCGTTGTGGTGTAGAAACCAAAAGCGGTTATGATTTAAAAACTGCTAGACGCTCATTAAACTTATTATTAACTAAATGGGTTAACGATGGTGTAAATTTATTTACATTAGATTTAGAAACAACTAGCATGACTAAAGATCAAGGTTATGTTACGTTTAATTCAACATCACATTTAGATGTATTAGATGCGGCAATCAGAGATAACTCTGATTCTTCTGCTACTTCAGATATTATTTTAGAAAGAATTAGTATGGATGAATATCTTGCTATTCCTAGTAAATTAAATACAGGTAAACCTGTACAGTATGCAGTTGAAAGAAATTCACAATTTACATCTTCTGCATCAGCAACTCATAAAGTTTATCTATGGCCTGTGCCAGATCAAACATATTATCAATTTCTAAGTTGGAGTATTAAATATCCACAAGATGTATCTGCAACGTATACACAAAATCCAGATATACCTAGAAGATATTTACCAGCATTGGTTAGCGGTTTAGCTGTAGAGTTAGCTGTTAAAAAAGCACCAGATAGACTTGCAGTATTAAAACCATTGTATGATCAAGACTGGGAAAAAGCCAGAGAAGAAGATAGAGAAAGAGTTAGTTTTCACGTACAACCACAGGTTTACTAATGGCTAGATATTCTGCTGGTAAAAAAGCACATTTAATTGAAGATCGTTATGGTCGTAAAATTAGATATAAAGATGCAAGAACAGAATGGACAGGAAGTCGTGTTCATAAAGCTGATTTTGAATCTAAGCATCCTCAGTTAGAACCACAGAAATATCTAAAGAAAACTAGATCAGATCTTTTATTTAAACCAAGACCTGATAACGACAGTAAAAATCAAACTACAACTTTTAGAGCAGGGCCTTTATTTAAAAACTTTGCTGCTAAGATGGGCACATTTGTTGGTGAAGTATC